CCGCAGAGCAAGACATCCACAAGAACAGCCGGAAGTTGATAGAATATTGTCACCGTTTATGATGCAAAATTTACCAGAATTTGACACGAATGGCCAATATACAATAAACTATAGAGTTGCAAGTAGAGGGGATTCTGTTCAGGCGGAATTCTTTTTGAAAGGAAATGAAATGATGAATAAACAATATAATGGAGAATTACCATGGGCCAAAAAGACCTGATTATAGGTGCATTTAAAAACTATAACTATGAACAAGTTAAACCTTGGATTGAATCCATCAATCAAACCACATTCAAGGGTGACAAAGTATTGATTGCGATTGACGCATCACAAGAAACACTTAACAAGATTACACAAGCCGGATTTATTGCTATTCCAGCAAAATCACAATCTGGTGCAATGTTTCATATGGAACGATTCATTCACATCTATGACTTCTTAAAAAGAAACCTGGACAAATATAGGTTTGTTGTTAGTACTGATGTGCGTGATGTAATTTTTCAACTTGATCCTATGGATTACTTGTCTGGTAAAATCACACAACGTTCTGATGATGTTAATTTGGTTGCAGTATCAGAATGTATCAAAATAAAAAATGAACACTGGAATCGTGATAACATTCTAAAATGTTTTGGACAATATTTCTATGAAGATATTAAAGATTATGAAGTGTTGAATGTTGGCACCTTGGCCGGCAAAGCATCATCTGTTTCTGGAATGTGTGCATTATTATACCAACTATCTTTAAATAGAGCTGATTGGGTTGCAGACCAAGCCGCATACAATGTGTTAATGAATTTATATCCATACATCAGTAGCACCTATATTAGTGGTTTGAATGATGGGTTCTGTTGCAATTTACACGTTACAAACAAACCAGATGAGAAGGAACATTTTGCACCATTCATCACAGAAAAACTTCCAATCTTTCGGGATGGATTAATGTTGACTGCTGATGACCAACCGTATTATATTGTACATCAATATGATAGGGATCCAGTATTGAAGAAATTTTACCATGATAAGTATGGTGTTGAGGAATTAATTACTTTTAGGACAACATGATGAGTGATATTACTATTGTTACTGCTTTTTACGATATTGGCCGTGGTGACTGGACACCTGATAAAGGTTTGCCTGCATATCTACAGAGAACCACCGAAACATACATTGAACGATTCTCACATATGGCTCAAATGGAGAACGAAATGGTTGTTTTCTCCACACCAGACATAATTGAAAAACTACAACCATTACGTGGTGATAGGCCAACAAAATTCATTTCACTTGACATTTTTGAAAAATATGCCAAGTTGATTGAGGAGATTGGTAATATACAGAGTAATGAAAACTTTCAAAAGATGATTCATCCATCACAAAGAGCAAATCCAGAATATTGGAATCCTCATTATGTGGTTGTTAATTATTTGAAATCAATTTTTGTTAATGTTGCAATCAAAAATAATTTTGCAACAAACGAATTGGTATCTTGGTTAGACTTTGGTTATTGTCGTACTGCTGATAAGGTACCAGCAAGTAAGAAGTGGTCGTATGATTTTGATGTTAATAAAATGCATTTGTTCAATTATAAAGACTATGACAACAAAGGCATACAGGATATAATCTCGACAAATGATGTATATATATTAGGTGCAAAGATTGTCGGCGGAAGAACTGCATGGCCAAAATTTGAAGAATATATGAAAGAAAGTCTTATCTTATTGGGAAGTAATGGCATGGTTGATGATGACCAAACATTAATGTTGATAGCTTCCGTCAAACATCCGGAATTGTTTGAACTACATAGAATTCCAGACCACCAACTTGGACTTGATCCATTTGTTATTTTTAGTGATTTTAATAAAGAGGTATAATATGAGTGATGTAATTAAATTTGATACAGTATCACAAGCTTTCGGTGTGGTACGACCACAAGCAAAATGTTCTGGTTATGGTCTAGGTGAATTGACCAAAGGCATGAAAAGAGGATTAGAAATTGGTTGTTCTGAGGCACATACCTCAAAGTTTCTATTGGACACCAATCCAGAATTGACCTTGTATTCAATTGACCCGTATGTTGCATACACAGACTGGAACGGTAATATTTTGAATGACCGAGAAGAATTCTTTCACCGAGTAACAAAAGAGATGGCCGTTTATGGTGACCGATTTGTTTTGATTAGAGATTATTCAGATAACGTTGTTGATACATTTAAGGATGAAGAATTTGATTTCATCTTTATTGATGGTCTACACACCTACGAACAACTAACTATAGATTGTAATAACTACTATTCTAAAGTTAAGACTGGTGGTATCTTTTCTGGCCATGACTATCAAACAATTCCTGGCGTCAACAAAGCCGTCTGTGAATTCGCACCTACAAAAACAGACAAGGTTCTTACAACCGAATGTGATGTTTGGTACTGGTATAAATGAAGGCCTTATTTGTCGTAACCTCCTGTTTGGTGCCAGCCATTGGTGTCTTTAGTCCTGATGAACGTCTGAAACAAACACTGGAAACTGTTGATTCCATTAGGAAAAAGGCACCAAATTCTTTTATCATATTATCTGATGTATCAGTAGAAAAACTCACAGAAAAACATGATGAACTTGTATCCAAAGTAGACTTGTTTTTAAATTTGGCCGGAGTTGATTTCTTATTACACCTCACTAAGAATGGAATGAAAAGCCAAGGTGAATGTGTAATGATGCATGTTGTATTGGATTATCTGCAAAAAAATACTGAGGTACTTGAAGGTATTGACCGTATTTTCAAAATAACTGGTAGAATTCAACTAGATGACGATTTCAATTTAGATGAGTATACTGGCCTTAACGGCAAATATGTTTTCAAAAAACGTGTACCAACTTGGATGAGTGAACACATTTATGGTGCTACTCATGTTGGTGCTACCCATGTGTTTGATACCCGTTTGTGGTCAATGTGTACAACATTAGTACAAACCCATATGGATGTACTCCAGAATGTTTTTCCTCTACTTGGACCAATTGACTTGGAACATGCATACTTTGCAACAGTGGATAAGGAACTAGTCGTGGAATTCGATAGGGTACACTGCAAAGGCCAAGTGGCGTCAACTGGGGAATGGAAATTCGATTGATTTTAATCACTATATATTAAAGCCAATAATTGACAATTTTATGAAGGTGTGATATAATCCATTATAAATAACCTACAGTCAACCAAAGTGTGTTGTAATTCAATAGGTAAACAATGATATCTTTCAAAAGTTTTTTGACCGAACAAGAGGATCCTGAAGAAGGCGCTAGCCGTCAGATTAAACATTTGACGCATGTGGAAGACCGCCCTTTACAGACAGGTGAAAAAGGTGCAAAACACGCTATTGCTTCCCTAACGGCCGCAGGTGAACATATCAAGTCTGGTAAAAAAACATCTGAGTTGACCACAAAATATGATGGTTCACCAGCTCTTGTTTATGGTCACCATCCAAAAACTGGTAAATTCTTTGTTGCATCAAAGTCTGCTTTCAACAAAACACCTAAGATTAATTACACACCACAGGACGTTGACGCTAATCACGGCCATGCTCCTGGTTTGGCCGCAAAATTAAAAGATGCACTGACACATTTACCTAAGGTTGCACCAAAAGAAGGTGTGTACCAAGGTGACATGATGTTTGGCACAGATAAAGAAGATAAGAAAAAAGAAGATAATGGTGGACATTCATTTCATCCAAATCCTTCTGGTCTGACCTACACCGCACATGGTGATGAGGCCAACAAAGTTAAAAAAGCAAAGATTGGTGTTGTCACACATCTTTCTTATCATGGTGATGATGCAGCAAGTCTGAGTGCATCACATGAAGTCAACCATGAGAAGTTTACAAAACATCCTGATGTATACTCAGTTGACCCTAGAATGGATACATCAAAAGTGCATTTCAGTCCACAACACCAAAAGAAATTCAATGGTCATCTTGCAGCTGCACAAGCAATGCATGATACACATGGTGGTGACATGTATGCTGGTACCAGCGATCATCATGGAGCTGGTGGATCACTAGAAACATATATGAATCATACTGTCCGCACAGGTGAACAACCAAATCATCAGAATTTTAAGAATTGGTTAGAAACCAAAAAGAATAAAGATATTGATAAATTAAAAACAGAAAAGAATCGTACAACCAAACAAGCAGATTTAAAAAATGAACTTGGTAAAGTGGAACGTAATAAAAAACACTATAACAATCTTTTCAAAATGCATGGCCATTTACAGGCAGCTAAAGGTGCATTGATTGATACAATGAATCAGCATCAACAATTTCAACATCAACATGGTGGTGAAGATGCTAATCCAGAGGGTTACGTATTTCATCACAATAATGAATCTGATAAATTTGTTAATCGTGCAGAGTTCTCTCGTAGAAACTTTGCTGGAATAAGGAATATTTGATGGATACTTTTAAAATCTTTTTATTAAATGAGGGTCGTGGTAAGATGACCGCATCTGGTGTTGCAGGCGAAGACCATCTAAAGAAATATGTTACTCCACACCTAGGTTCAAAAGAATTTACACATACACTAGCAACAGAACATGAAGATTTACCGGCCGGATCTTCAGTTAAATTAAAAAGTGTTGAACGTATTAACGGAAAAATTCATGTAAATGCGGAAGATGAAACAGGAAATCATCAATTGATTCCTATCTCCAAACTACACAAACCAGGTGAAGCACCAACAAACAAAGGACATGATTATGAGTCCAAGTTTGTTGATAGGTTGAAACACCATGGTATCATGCCACACCATCTCACAGGTGCAGGTTCTACCGGTGGTACAGACTTTGCGGTAGAAAACAGACAAAAGAAAACTGTACATAACGGTACAGTTTCTGGTTCATTGTTGAACGGTGAAACAAAAGATGGTGTTACTGCGGCCATGGGACAATTAACGATTCACCACACCAAAGAAAAGGGTTGGCATATCGGTGATGCTGCCAGAGCAAAAAGACCACTCTATGCAAAACAAATAGAGAAGTCTGGAGTTTTGACTCACATGAATAAGCATTTTAAGAATCCAGACAAAGCCACGACAACCGAATCTGGTCGTGCAAAGACAATAGAAATTAAACATCCAGATTTAGATCCAGCTCACGCATATCTACAAGACCACCACGTACACGTTTTACAGGTTGGTGGTTATGGTACATATAGTGTAGGCAAAAAAGATGAAACTGGCCATGGCCTACCTAATATATCTGGTAAAGGTTCTTGGAGAATCAGAGAGAAACAAAAGGGTAATAAATCAGCTAGAACAGTTGCATTTCATCCTGATGGTAAATCAGGTTTAAATAAAAGTACATATGATTTAGACAAAGATGAAGATTTGTTTAAATTCAAGAAAACTTTGGGACACAAAGATTAAATGAAATCATTCTTAGAAAAATTAGAATCAGATTCAAAAACACACAAGCCAGTGGTGATGGCTTTTGGTCGCATGAATCCACCAACAACTGGCCATGAAAAATTGGTTGATAAAGTCAAACAAATTGGAAAAGATTACAAAGCACCACACCATGTTATAATCTCACATTCTAATGACGCTAAGAAGAATCCGTTGGATGTTAAATCAAAATTAAAACACACTAAGAGATTTTTTCCAGATACAAACATCGAAACATCAAGCAAAGAACAACCAACATTCCTACAACATGCCGCAAGATTACATCAAATGGGGCACGACCACTTGATTATGGTCGCAGGTTCAGACCGTGTCAATGAATATCAAGAAAAATTAAAACAATACAACGGAACAGCAGCTGGATCACTTTTCAATTTCAAAAAGATTGAAGTTAAATCTGCTGGCCAACGTGACCCTGATGCTGACGGTGCAGAAGGTATGTCTGCATCCAAGATGCGTGACCATGCAAAGAGTGGTGATTTCAATTCCTTTAGACAAGGTGTTCCACCACACGTTCCAGAAAAACATGCAAAAGAGTTGTTCCGTGATGTTCGTAAAGGTATGGGTATGAATGAAGAAGTCAATCGTGGACTATTCAAAGCAATCTTTGTGACGGGTGGACCAGGTTCAGGTAAAGACATTATCATTCGTGAAGCAATTGCAGAATCAAAAGCAGTAGAGTTGAATTCAGTACAAGCATTTGACTTATTGATGGATAAACAGAAGTTGTCCGAAAAAACAACCGACTATCGTAGAGAAGCAATTCGTAATCGTGGGCCATTAATCATTAATGGTCCTGCTGATGACCACACCAGAATGATTACGATTAGAGAAGAATTGGAAGAATTTGGTTATGATGTTGCACTGGTATTTGTTGATACAACAAATGAGGCCAGTAAAAAACGTAATGAAAAACTGACCAAATCAATTTCCGAATCTGTTAGATTTGATAAGTGGCAACTTGCACAAACATCTAAAGAATCATATAAACAGAATTTTTCTAAATTTATGGAGTTCAATAACAGTTCCTCTTTTGAAGAAATCCAAGAGGATATTACTGATACTTACGAAAAAATAAATAGGTTCATCGAGGACAAAAATTACAACGAAATTGCGTTCTCTTGGTTGGAAAGTCGTGGTAAAATTAGTATCACATCATTATTTAAGGAAAATGAAAATGTTAAGAAAACTTCTAGATTTTTTGAAAGTTACAAAGCCAGTCGAACCAGTAGTGGTCCAAGACTCTCAACCGGAACCGGTCCAAAAGCCGATGGTCCAGGAGACGCCACCCCTGATAATCGTGCCAGCGACTCCAATGCCGACAACATTAAGTGGGACGGAAACAAAAAGCGAGGAAGTTACACCTTCAAAACCTACAGTGAAGAAGGTCCCAGCCTCAAAATCAGTCCAATCCCCAAAGAAAACAACTTCTCCAAAGACAAAGAAAAAGTAAAACGTAATCGTTTTATGGATTCACCAACTGTTAATCAACGTATGAGAAATATAACAACAGTTGGACCAGAATTTGATACACGCCAACAGGGTACAGTATACCCTATGTCTGGTCTAGGCGATGTAACATATAGAGAATCGTTTAATGATCCATCTGATTCTGAGATGGGTGTTTATGGTGTTTTGGGAGGTTCCACAAATAAAGAACCAATGGAAAATCCAAAAGATAAATTTGGTTCTAGTTCAATAAAGAAGAAGAAAAAATGAAAAGATTCACAGAATTCGTTAGAGAATCCACACCGGAAACTGAACACCATGATGCTCAAGAAATCAAACGCCAAAAGGCTCACTTGATGGACAAAGCTAAAGAGTATAGTGACCAAGCACAAAAAGAAAAACATTTCGGCCACGGCGGCGCCGCAGAAGCAAAAGGTGAAACTATGGCTGCAGCTGCAACAAACATTACTAAAGGAAAATAAAATGATTAATCTAAGAAAACACGATCCTATTGCTGATGCAGTAAAAGATATTTTACAACAAGAAGCACTTAAAGGAAATCAACATTTAATTGATAAAAATAAGAACAACAAAGTTGATGCACACGATTTCAAAATTCTTCGTGGTGAAAAGAAGCCAGCAGCCTCTAATGCTTACACACAGACATCTGGATACCCGTCATTCAAGAAAAAACCAGCGGCAGTCAAAGAGGAAGAAACTGTTGAAGAAGGCCTTAAAGATATGGCCAAGAAAGCTTTCAA